ATTTGCCATTATCTGATTTCGCTGTTCTGAATAGCTCTGAGGCCCCTCTCGCAAGACAGGCTCCGAAGATCAACATCACGAGAAAGACTCTTCGTTACTACTCGGGTGAAGGGATAGAAGACGAAGCACGAGAGGTTTTTCTGTCCGCGGCTATATTCGCCAATCACAACGGCGAGCTCAAGGATGATCCTGACCAACTCGGATCTTGGTTCTACTCAGTGTTGGACTACTTGTACCCGGGTCTTGTGCGTCAATTGCTGGGACAGGAGCAGGCATTCGTGGTTCGGGCTATCAAGCCAAGCGAAAAAGAACTACGATTCCTACTGAATCGACCAACACTGGATGACCAGGAGGATGACGAGTTCGGGATGTCTCTCTTTTACCTAGAACCCTTGGCTGATGGGTCAGAGATACCGGTCCTGGATGAGATTTATGGAATCTTCAGCACTTATGTATTTGCTATGATCAAACGACCATCCCAGCTCAACTTGCGTGCTTTCACTGAGAATAGGCCTAGGGCTCTGATCAACAAAGCAGCTATGAATCCCGAATCACTCAAATGGCTAGCAAATCCTGATGAGATGCCAACACTTGATGCTTATCTCTCTATTCACGGATACTTCAACATGAGAATCAAGGAGAAAAAACTCCTGTCTGAGGAGTTTATAAAATGGGTCGCAGTGGATGGGAATCCGAGGACTGAGGTGATTGCAATGGTTGCCAAACTCTGGAAGAATTCCGGCATGACACACGTGCTCATCATCAGCGATCTTCTGAGACAATATGCGGACATTATTGTCAAGATCCCGATCCTCAGGGAAGAAGCCAGAAAGTTCCTCGCGGCTAAGAAGCAGATGAACGAGCAACACGAAGGGTTTGCAGGCTACTCTCAGGCCATCCAAGGTGACAAAGGTGTAGCCATATACTCACGCAACTATCCAGAGCTTTTCAAGATAGCAAGGGAGCTTGTCTCACGACTGGATCCTCGATTCCTCAATTACGCACGTGGAACTCAGGACTCTAAATTGATGCCCCTGTTTGAAGCTATGGCCCTTGATGCCGGCGCCCCGTTGCCGTCAAAGGATGCTATCCAAGCTGTAGGAATCTAGGTGAGGAATATATTGATCACGTTTGTGAGTAGTTCATTAAGAAAAACTGTGGAAACAAGATTGGGTAATCATTAAAATTTCGATGAAAGTCACATGTTAAGTGCTTTGGTTGTAAGGAAAGCTCGGAATCTCTGTTTAAGGCTGCGAAATCGGCTTGCTTTGCTCTCGGTACTAATGGATACTTGGGATGAAGACACAATGGACCTGCCCAAATTGCCTCAGCGAGCTAACTTCGGTGATGATGACATCCTAAAGCTGGCGGAGGTCGAGAAGAGGAAAGAGGAGTCAGGGGGAACTGACTCGGAGGTAGTGGTCTTCAGGCCATCTGCTGTGCCGGCTGAGCTTGACAAGAGTGATTTCTCTATTACCAATGTTCAGCTGCCACGGCTCGAGTTGCCATCCAATGAATCTCCGCAGATGACTGAAACGTCAACAGATAAAACGTTACGGGTCGATGAGAAAACCCCCAATTCGAATGTTGAGACGCCGGGCAAGGTGGAAAGCCTTGAACAATCGGCTGGGAGTAAGGAGCCGATCCTTTCACTCGGGTTCCCTTCAGGACCGCGAGATTCGTTGACAGAGGCGGACAGTGAGCATAAGATCCCGTTTGAGGGTTTCAAATTCGCTGTCGAGGCTCCGCCATCACCAGTCGTTCTCGATTACAATGAGGCTGTTAAAGAAGCCATGGGTAGTCCCAAGAGAGTTCCGAAGAGTGGCAAGACAGTAATTCATGCCAAAAGGCCGCCACGATTACCCAACACTCAACGGTCAAAGGCTTCCTCGTATCCTGGGGTCAATGAAGCTATGGTTAAGAGAATCTCTGTCCTGGAGGAAACGGTAGAAGAGCTGCAATCCACTGTCATCCAGATGAAGGCAGAAATAAACAGCCTGAATTCTGGCATAAATGATCGGTTCGAGGAGTTCCAACGCATGGTGTCTCATATGATTGCGGGTAAGACATTCACGCCCCCATCGGCAGCACTCGAACCTCTTAAGCCAGGCGAGGTTGTTCTTACCGCAGAGAATGCAAAAGAGACGCTTGCTCACTTTGGCTCTAACAGGCTGACTATGATTCGAGTTGATCCCACGGAACAGGTAACAGCTAAGAAGCCCCGTGCCCCCGGTCGAAAGAAGTTATCTGCGAGAGAAATTATGATCAAGCGGCTCGAGGAGAAATAACCATCATTGGTGACCTTGGCCATCGAGGAGCTCCATTCAAGCTGAAAGACCTAATTGTTACGGTGTTAGTCCATCAATACTCATAACAAAAAACCTGAGATTAGGCTTAGTTTAGAACCACGAGTCATATTAAAATTCTGATGAAAGACATTCGGCTATCGTGCAAGAAACATGGCGATCATCACAGCAACTATGTTGGATTTGGATAAGCCCATCTGCGTGAGCAGTCTGCTGTCTACGAATGCGCTGATGGATGAGTTTTTTGCCTCAGGAAAGCATCCATATGAGAGGTTACACTCACTTGGTCAGTGGATGTGTAGGATCCTATCGGGCGACATAGTGAACCTGGAATCCATCGTTGAGGAAGGAAAGCCCTGGCCCTCTGTGGTTTACTGCGCGTGGATTTGCCTGCACTGGGTCTTCGACCGGAGGCCATACATCCTTGTGAGGGCCAAACTTGAAGTAGACCTAACAAAGATTAGTGGAATCCAATACTACCAGCGGAAAACCATTCTCGAGCAAATGAATGCAGCGATCAGAGACCCTGATAGGCGAACAGCGTTTGCCGTTGGGGGAATCTTGTCCCATCTTCACCAGCACTCACGCCCTGAGTCCCTGATCCCGCTGATGATGCCCCGGCACTGGCTATACGAATTCGTGAATGACTTTGTAAAGAAATATGACCCCTGCATGCTGTTGCTTAGCAATGCTCTCACAACGGAGCTGATGGAGTCTGACATCTTGAACCTCTTAGATGAGGAGGCCACTGCACATGCGCTCGACCGGTTGGTTCACACCAAGTTGTCACTAATGGATCCCAAGGAAGGCTAAGGGTCTCGCAGGTATTTGGAATGATAAATGTGGCCTCACGACTCGGATCCTGAGTTGGTTCGGTTGGCTGCGCATTCAATGGTAGGCAAAGTGATACACTTAGAAAAACTCGACGAAAGTCACTTGGATAAATCTCAAGCAACACCGGATAGGAGAGCTAAAGGTTTATTATGGAGATGTTCGATCTTAGTGATGGACTCTGGGCTGATGAGGCTTGGGAGGATGAAGGGCTTGATGGAGAGATCCAGAAAGCTTATGCAGTCTTCCTCGATCAGACACTTGACCAACCTCTCCTCGATACTGCTTGCCTGCGCTTTGAGAAGGTGCTAAATTCTGGGACCGACAGGAGTGGAAGGCTCAAAGAGAACGCCGGGACCAAGAGAGAGCAACTGATGGCTGAAATCGTGATGAGAGAATACAATGAGGGTTTCAAATGGAAGCCTTATAGTGTTGAGACAATGCTTAATGTCCTGGACCATCTCATGGTCAGTGTCGAAACGTGTCGTGAGTTTCCCCCTCTGGAGCTGGCTAAGAATGTCTGTCACCCATTGGAGTCGGCGCTGGGTGAGATAGCACCGCTTGCTCCGCTTGTTCCGGGATCTTTCTCAAGGAGAACTGCCGATTATTATACCGCTCACAAGTTGATCAGACGAACAGTGGACAAGTTGAGAGCACTTGCAATCGACGGGGATCAGAAGCCTACATGGTTCACTCTTTTCCAGCAGCGTGTTTTGCTATCAGATTCATTATTCTGCTGCGTCTGGCCTGAGACTAAGGAGATTTGGTACGGGTCATATGACATGTGGCTGAACATTGTTGACATTTTCCGAATTAGGTTCACAGCTTGCCTGGCAATAGATGTCCTGTCAAAGGAAGGGCTAACAACAGACCTCTTGGACAAACAATTCAGATGGCAAGAAGATGTCCTAGACAAATATGGTAATCTCGGTTATGAGTTGGTAAAAGCCCCGGAGGCTCTATGGAAGTGCTGGGTGTCCAGATTGTCTGGAGGCTCTTATTCATCGCCGGACGCTTATGATCGCATGGTCGAGAAACAAAGGGAAAAGGAGCGGCTCTTGAGCAAAGGGCCAACACCTCTGGTGGATCAGTTTGTGGCTTACCAGGCCACGGTACAATCAATCGAAAATGCAGTGGAGCTGTTTGGTGTCATAAAAGCATCCGGGTTCCCGGTGATTGAGACTCATGTTGGTAGCGCGTCTGCTCGAGAGCAAGCTACTAAGGATGACCATGCCACTAGTGAAGCAATGATGGACTCATGGAGGATGGTGAGGCATCTATTTCTGGTTAACTACCTCAAACAGCACGGATCATGGCCAAGGATAACGTTTACTAAACCCGGAACCACTCTGGAAAAGATGTACGCAGACAACCGATTGAGTATTGGAGATTACTCATATCCGCTTCGTGACTGGGATGGCGTAAACTGGGATGCTGTTTTCGATTTTGATTATCATGAGGATTATCTAGAGCTGATGGATGACAAGGCATGCTCACCACCTCGATCAATGGTGAAGAAATTCTATCAAGGTGATAGGAGTGTCGAGCGATGGTGGCGAAGAATTCTTCAGGTAATGCTTAAGGAGAAGGATGTAGACACAAGGGGGCTCATCCACCAATTTGCTTCTGATACTCTCTCACCAGAGGCGTTCTCCATCCTGGTCCGTCCTAAAGAAAAGGAATTCAAACTAGCAGCAAGAATGTACTGTATGATGACATTCTCAATCAGGTTGATATTTAGCATCATCCAAGAAAATGTGAAACAGCAACTCTTCCAGTACTTTCCCTATCAGTCCATGACAATGGACTCGGTGGAACTGACTCATAAACTTCTGGC